CCAGGCAGGATCAAGCTCATAACCACAGACATAGATAGCTGATACACTGAGGATGTTAGCATGAAGTGGTGGGAAAATTCTGTTTTTGCCGTTGCCGTTGATATAGATGTCAAAGGCCTTCTCATAGAAATATGTACCAGTGATTTTCTCAATAAGCTGTTCTGCAAAATTAATGGTATTTTCTTTGCATGCAGCATCGCAGCCCACAGGCCAAGAATCTATATCGGAATCGTCAATATAGTTTCCCATAGGTTACTCCTGGTGAGAAGATGAGAGAGAGCACCGGTAGACAGTGCTCTCATCTCATATTATTTTCGGCCTAAGGCTATTCAATCACTCTTTTCTGTACGCACTTCAGATAATCAATATCTAGATAATATGCATCGGCCGCATCATTTCTGAGGCCAAAGCCGATGTTCAACTCTTCATCCTGACAGATATGAGTAGTCACAGAACCGGTGGCAATACAGTACTGGTCACTGTCTCTGAACACAAACCAGCGAATAGTATCTACGCCATCCCAGTGAAAGCCTATCCTGTACCATGTGTCATCTTCTAGGTCGAGTGCTGTATCAACATCTGTAGCAGCTCCATCAACAGCAGTAGAGAAGTACAGGTCATCGCCACTATTGTCAACATGAAATACAACATAATCATTTGGAGCCGTGAAGAACTCATTGCCAGTGACAAGCCCAAACCAGAATGAGCTGTTGTCTGGATCTTCAATCTTGAACCTCATCTCTGCATAGAGTGGGTAACCGTCAACAAGCTTCCAGCATTCACAACCGTAAACAAGTTCATCCTTATCATCTTTACCACCAGCATTAGTGATCCTCAATACTCCATTGACTGCATCAGTGCAGGCCTCAGTAGCGGAGCCAGAGCCAGCCTCTGTGGTGGTCACAGTCCAGCAGTCTGAGTCATAGCAGCAGAAATCAAGCTCTAACCTGTGAGCATCCTGAATGGTGAAGCTTCTGAACCAGTCCCATTTGTCGTGGTTTATATGATAGTTCAGAAAATATATGTCTCTGATGAAGAGCTCTTTGGCATTGTCATCAATGTTAGCATGTGGAAATTCCATCTTTTTCCTCCAATAATTTGATTAGCTCTTTCTTCGATTTGAAGAAAGAACGCCTAACTCCCGCCCTTGTGGCAATGCTTCTCAGTTCATTGATAGAATAGACGGAGTAATCGACCATCGCTTCTTTCTCTAATACTTTAATCTCCACCTGAGGGAAATTTTTCAGCTCTTTGATTGCCTGTGCATCATTGAGCTCTATCTCTTTTCCTCTTGGAATGAAAAGATTGCCGAGGCAAGTCGGGAATACATTCCTATAACTGTAGTTAGTGATTCTTGCTCTCATCTCTAGCATCTATGCTCAAGACATCTCAAGAACACAACAGCATTTACGTTCTCAATAGTTACATCACTTCTGAGGCTGTAGAATACATAGGTAGCTTCATCCGCAGGCACTCTTTGAGTTTCAATCTTGATTTCCCTCTGCAAGCCGATAATCAGGTTGTTTTTCGGTGTTAGCAGTACATCAGTATATTCACCACCGCCCAGCAGGCCGTAAGTGCCATCATCATCTTGACCGAGGTTTGTAGGCATAAGAGGCACATCTACAATGGGAACTCTACCATAAGCAGTTGGTGCTTTACCTGTGAAAATCGCATCCCCAAGAGCTGTTCCTCTTTGACTTAGAGCCTCAATATAGTCCTGAGTCACCAGATCAGAATTCATGAATACCATATTTGCAAGTCCATTATTGGCTTTGTATTTAGAGGGCATGTTTTTCAGCATGCGGTGGTACTTAAATTCCCAGTTATAAGGTGGGTTGGGGTCTTGTTCTGCAATTAATCCAGGAAAGCTGAACTCAGCATCTGGGTCTGATTTTCCGCTTGGACAGGAAGCTCCACTTTCACAGAGACAGGCATCCTTGATATAGGCACCGCCAGTTACTGAGTTGTAATACTGCTGGCCGCTCTGACTGTGGTTGATAATGTAGCGCCAGCCGTCCCACATGCTGCGGATATCATCATCTGTAAAGCCGTTCAGTCCGTGAGTATCACCGATGTAGTAAGCTTCTTCAAGTTCATTGGCGATCTTCTTGGCAACAATCCGCATAAGGTGATCCATGTAGTCATCTTCATTAGAAAGAGCTCGGATATCCTCAAGGTCATCGTCAAAGACAGCTATAGCACCTCTCGCTTTCTCTGTTCGAAGTTGTATTTTGTTATGCGTCCACTGCTTTTTGTATTTACTCTCATTAAACTTGTCAGCACGATAAAGAAATCGTCCAGAGCCAAAGCCAATTGCTCTGATATTCTTCTGAGGTGTGGTCATCTTCTCAATCCGAGCATAATTCTTCATTACGCTCTCATCAACTATGTAGTCGATGAATCTATCAGCTTCTTCTTCAGTCAGAGAGATAGTTGGCATAGAGATAAGGTTGAAGCTTTTCCCAACTTTAAATCGGGAAAGCAAATCTTTTGTGCTTTTCATTATTATCCTCCTACGAAATGAGTGAAGGCCACTTTACCCCTTTGTCCTTGTCTTTGTCATCATCATCCTGGCTGTCAATGCTTTTCTTGACGCCTTTCATCTTCTCTAGCTTTTCTACCCTCTCTTTCAGTTGCTTAATTAGCTCTTCCCTTTCTTTCTCTTTCTGTTCTCTCTCTTTTTCAATTCTCTCCTGTTCAGCTTTCTCTAACTTCGCAAGTTTTTCTAACTTTTTCACCACCTCAGGTGGTAGTTTCTCACCTTTAGTGACATCTTCCTCTTTTTCCTTGATCAGGCCTTCTATGATTTCGAGTGCTTTTCTGAGCTGCTCTATTGTAGCTTTAGAGAGCTTGCGTCCAGCTTTCTCAACATCTGTGAGCTCTTCAATGATATCCTCTGACTTAGCCGCAGGGTAACTGTAGCCATATGATGCGTATTTAGTTAGCGTCTTAATCGCTTTCAATACGTCTTCTGGGTATACATCCTTGTACTTGTTCAGGATATTCAAAGCACCCTGAATAGCTTTGATGGCTTTTTCATCAAGCTTTCCGGCCTTTGCAATATCCTCTTCAGAGAGTTTGAATTCTTCGTCATCTTCACCCATGAAAGATTTCAGAAGTTTAATGAATTCATTCATTTGTTGTCTCCTCTTGATAATGTAAAATTTCTTTCGATTGGCAGCATTATCCACAAGTGAAATCTCTGCCACATCGAGATCTTCTAATTTACGTGGCATGGTCTTCTTAGACCTCCCGTCTATTGAAGTTTAAGCTTGAATCCCCTCTTGCTCTGTCTCAAATGAGGCATTCAAAGGCGTGTTGAGCATTGAAAGACTTGAACACTGAGCATAGCGAAATCGAGTGTTTCCTTATCATCAGTTTCAATCTCTCAATCTCATTCTGATATTAATATACAAATCAATTGATCAATTTGTCAAGGTTGTTTTGCTTCTGAAGCTCTACCACCCATAGAAAAACCGGTCAGTTTACCAGACTCAATAAGCTGCCAAATGCTGTTATCGGTGACCTTCACCATAAGCCACCAGGAGCCAGCTTTTATAGTCTTACCGCCTTTCTTGATATCTGTCTCTGGCTGAAAACACTCTATAATCGGAAAGTAATAAGCTTGACCTTTATGGTTGACTCTTATTCTCTTTGGATCTTTTGAGTACTTCTCCATAAACCGCTCTATAGCTTTCTCAATCTCTTCTGCATCCGTATAGTCACCTTGAGAGTCTATCGCATCTGGCTCATAGACAACGCCACCGACTAGATGCTTTTTTTTATCAATCTTTAGGATTTTCAAACCAAATGATTTAAGAAGCTCTTTTTGTAGTTTGTCTTTTATATTCGGATTCGTATTGTCTTTGAAATGTTTCGCAGCCTCTCCGTTCTGTACCTCTTTCACAGAGTCGATATCGTCAAATCCTCCAGAATGTTTTTTATTATCCGAACTTACCCACTTTCTGAAATGTTCTTCACAGAACCATGCATGAGCCATACCCTCAGCCCAGAGAACCTCGTAAATAGGAGGCTTTGAGCATTGCATACATTTTTCTCTACTGTGTTTGCTTTTCTCTGCTTCTTCTTTATGGTCATCATCTTTGAGCTTGCTCATCATCCAGACTCTTTTTTTCTCACCGACGGGTACAAACGAGAAGAGCCAGTTGCCATTGAAGAACCTGGAGTCTGTGATATGCAGCTTCTTTGCATGCTCATCTGCTTTGTACAGCTCCCAATTGAATGAGTCAATCCGGATCATCGCAGCATACATATTAGCAGTTGCACCAACCTCACCTGGCTTGAACAGCTTGATATTCCTAGAGCCAGCTTCAAACCATGACATTGGCCCTCTTATTACTGGTACCTTAGGCTCTTCAACTCTAGGCTGCTTCCATCCAAACCGCAGCTTCTTATCTTTCTGTAGCAATTTTGTCAGGCCACTGATATTGCCAATCATTATCTCGCCACCTTCCCAGTATTTGTCGCCAGAGCGCTGGAGTCTTATGTCTATGTGAGCACCCTGCTCACCAATAAGTGACTTCAATACACTCTGTAGCTTTCTAATATCAGCCCTTGCCATAAGAACTCTGCTCTCATTCGCTTTTAGCTTCTTTGCCTCTTCTTCTTTCAAGCCCATGATATGAGTCTGTGCTATGCCTCGGCCCTTGTCTCCGAGCTTGAAATCAATGTTTCCGTACTGACCGACTGTGCCCTCATCGTCTGCTTTAGCTACCGGCTGCCCGGGACCGGGTCTTTCTTTCCGGCGCATCTGTCCACCGCATTTTGGACATTTTATATTTTTGCAATGTTCATCTGATTCTATGGTATGACCACACTCTATGCATTCACAAATAAACTTTCCTTTTTGTAGTATGTTTGCGTTTCTTGCTATAGTGATAACTTGATTAGCAAAGTACGGCTCTTTTCTCTCTGGATCAATGTCAATCACCCTAGCACCAAGCCATGATAGTTCATCATTAGGTATTATCTCTTCAACTGCAATTGTGAGGATATCACCGACCTTTGCTTTGAGTTTTGTATTGTAAGTCTTGCCGAGCTCTACTACTTCCATGTCGCCAACCCTGACAACATTCTTAAAATCTGAGTTACCTTTCAGCACGCCGCAATGATAATTATAGCCATCTTTGACCTTATGCACTTTCAATACCATGGCTTTAATTTCTGCTTCTACCTTGAGCTTAGCCCAGCCGGATTCTCGACCAGTAGTTGACCATGTGCTATTGACATCTTTGATGACAATGCCTTCAGATTGCGGGTACTTGGCAAACTTTCTGAACGTAGCCTCAAGCTCTGTTCTATTGTTTACTCTCTTATACTCTGTTATATCAAAATTCTTAGAACCTTTAAGGTGCTGATTATAGAAAGACTCAAGCTTCTTTCTTCTCTCTATGAATGGCTTCTCATGCAAGTCTTCATTCAAGTACGGTAGGTCAAATACAGTGAATACAACAACGTCATTCTCTTCAAGTTCTGGTTTCTCTGATATCAATGTCATCAGCTTAATTCTTGGCAGAGGCTTGCCATTTCTTTCTATGCCCATAGAACCGTCAAGAATGAAGTCATCTTTTATTTTTTTCAATTGCTCTATAATTTGAGGAAAACTTTTTGACCTGTCTTTTCTATTCTCTGTAAGTATCTTGACCCTGTCTCCCTGTTTGCAGATAACGACCCGGATGCCATTCAGTTTAGGCTCTGCAACAAGCTCTCTGTCTTTTGCCCAGTTCCAGATTTCTTCAACTGAGAATGCTTCAGTAAGCCCTGACATTGTAGGCTTTGGTGGATCGAAACTTCTCATAGGTGTCAATGCAGCTTTCTTCAGCTTCTTTTTATTGAGCTCAGCTACTGCAGAGTTTGTATCTTCCAGGTAGGTGAAAGAGAAGTTATCGCCTTTGAATAGCTTTTTGAAGTCATCAATCTTTTTGAATACATGAACATGAGTAAAATCCTGTCTTTTACCAAGCGGTACGAGGATTACAATCTTTTTCTTTGCTACCCTGACAGCTTCATTAATTGCGTTGTCTGTGTTTTTGATATGTTCAAGAGAGTGAACTGAGATGACATTGTCCCAGCTCTCATCATCAAAAGGCAGCTTCTCTTTTTCTAAGTCCAGCTTAATAACATCCAGCGCTTTCTTTTTACAAAACTTCAATGCCTCATCACTATTATCAACGCCACTCACCTTTCTACCCGACTGCTCCAGTAGCTTCAGCAACCTCCCTGTACCACAGCCCAGATCAAGCACTGAACCTTCGGCAAGACGTTTTACAACCTCATAATTATCAAAAAGCAGAGCTTCATCCCAGTTGTCAAGCGATGCGAAGTATTCAATGCCTTGCTTCTCTACTTTCTGGCCCTCCCTTATTTTCACCCTCTTTGTCTCTTCTTTGCTTCTCAGCACCAAGTCAAAAAGCGGTATATATGAACTGTGCGGACCTCTTGGCGAATAGACGAAATGAGGCAACTTCTCGGTCTCTTTCTCTAAGAGCCTGCCAACTTTGAGCTCAAGCCCTTCGTCTCTGTTTGAAGAGCTGTCTCTAACTATGATATCAATATCATTCGCTTCAGTCGGAGACTTGACAAATGAACCAGCTATTGCAAGATAGTTCTCTACAATGACAATATCGCCAAGAGTGCCAACATCAAGCCCGCCAAACATTGCTTTTCTGAATACCTCGACATCAATATCAGTAACCTTCGCATGAGTCAGACCTCTATCTTTCATCTCTTTCACCAGTAATCTGTACTTTTGCAAAAAGTCACTGCGACTCAAAGTGCCTACTCTTGTGTTTCTGTTGCCTTTGAAGTTTTTGTTGTACAACTGTACGAATCTGAGTCTCAAACTGTATAGCTCTTTGTCAGGTGCTTCTTTCAATTTATTCGCTGTTATTTCTTCTATTCTCATTATTTATTCTCCCCGCAGCCCTGTTTGTGCCCGCAGCCAGAATGTGGACACGGCTTCTTGGCTACTGAACCATCAATAAGTGTACGATGCTCTATTAGCCCATATCTTGTTGAATTTAGCGCAATCGTTTGCAAATAGAGTGCTTACAGCATTGCCTTTTGCATCGTATGAAACTTTCCTTATTCTGCAAACTGGCTGTAGTATTTTGTTCTGGTCACATGGAGCAAACTCACCAATGTATTCAGGATACCATTCATTTCCAATCTGTATATAAGTAGCTCTGACTGCATATTGTCCAGAGCTGACATGAAATGGTATTGTTGATTTAGGCATTTTCTTCACTCTCCATTTTTATGATGCTGCAACAAAGACGCACTCGCAGTTCGGATGAGCAGGAATAACCCCATGCGCTTCATCCAAAGTGAATATTTTGCCATCGATATTCTCAAGGCAATACTCGCAGGCTTCCTCATCTGCAACGCCCTGAACTCTCTTGATGCCTATCTGCTCAAAGCCCTGTAGAGTACCCTCACTCAGAGCCGATGCCGTCTCTGTCCTTGCAATCATCTGAGTTCTGAATCTATGCAACCTGTTTGCATACCGCTCTACCAGAGAAGAAATCTTTTGCTCTGGTAATGCCTGCTCTTCCAAAAGACTCCTATATTTTGCTACAGCTCCAGCTTGACGAGACGTAAGCCCGACAATAGGCCGCAGCTCTTTTGCAATCTTCTGGATGCTCTTACCATAGTCGATGCCCGCTTTGACCTGCTCTCTTATCGCCTGCTTCGTCTCTTCAATGACCTCGGTTACAAGCTGAGCTGTATGCTTTTCAGCCCATTTGACTGCTGGAACTCCGAGCATATCAAAGCGTGGCTCTGCTTCTTGCTTGATTACCTTTCTCTCTACTACAGCCTTGCCGCCTTCAGCTAGAATCTTCAAAAGCTCTGGCTTCAAGATTCTTTTGCCTTCTTCTATGATAGCATCCCATCGAGCAAGCTGCTCTGCAAATGTCTCTGGTTTTCTTGCCTTCACTCTCGTCAAACCCCTCTGCAACTGCTTTCTCATATATTTCATGAAATCATTTACCTTCGGTATGAGCTTTCTCTCATTCAATCTTCTCAGTCGTTTAGCATTTGTATAAGTTCTTTTTCTAGACTTCTGCACTATACCTTCCATTGAGTTTCTCAATTCTTCTAAAACCTGTATGTTCATTGCCTTCTTTTCACTGTTGGAATAACCATCTGTGGTCTTTCAATAATGTTTCTTGCTCTTTTTGCTTCTCTCTGCTTCTTCAATTCTTCAAACTCTTCATCAGTCATAGTGCTTATATAAGTGATATTCTTGTCGTTGCTCACAGGTATGAGTATCTTATGGTTACCCTCGATACTATCAAATTCCAGCACTTCACCAAGCGCCTGAATAAAAGTTTTCTTTCTCTTTGCATCAAGCTCACCTTTGACAATTAGTGAAATATTCGGTTCTCTAAAATAAATTACTAATGGCATTATTATTCTCCTTTGCCTTTTTTATATTCTTCAATTATCTCATTTATCTTTGCATTCAGTTCCTCAATGGATGCTTCTCTTCTAGTAATGCTCTCTTCACCAACAAGCAAGTATGTAGCTGCGATGTAGTAGTCGTCACCATGATCTACCTTCTCAAGATTCAGTTTGTCCCTGATATAGTTTGCATTAATAGCACCGAGACTGAAGAGAGTTTGCCAGCGCTTTACCTCTGAATCCAGGTCTCTTGTATCAATCTTGTTAAACTGAAAATTTATGCGCTCGCAGTTAAGACCATTATGCAGAATGCTCTTAGTCAATATTCTGTTCACAGCTTTTTGTAGTGGTGCAATCGTAGAATTAATATAGATATTCGTTGATTCTCTTGCTGTTGAACCACCTAAGCTACCAGTTTCTGAAATTCCGATACGATATATTGGCATCTTGTAGGAGCTGAGCACCTCGTCCCTTGACTGCTTGTAATACAGATTGAATGAACCCTCTTTCACATCAATTGAAAGCGGCTTCCAGGTCAATGAACCGCCAGATGGCAGCTCCAGCACAAGAGTCTTGTGAGCATTACTAGAGCCTTTGATTTCTACATCAAGAAAGTCATTGATATATTTCATTGAGTTCTCTTCCCAGTCTCCTTCAAGCGTCACTAAAGCAGCAGGAACGCCATAATTGTCAAAGAAAGACAAGTTATAATCTCTGACGCTTATTAATCCCCTGGCTGCTCCAACTGCACCAAGTATATTTGGAGCACCGTAATAAGAGCTACGAGGATAGTAGTTTTTGTAAAAAATGATTTCATTAGCAAGGCTTTCGTCTTTTTTTACTTTTGCTGAGACTTCCTCACCCGTGTCAGCATCAAAGTTCTTCTCTAACCCGATTTGCTTGAACCAGCGATATTTATTATTCCTTACCTGACAGAACAGCTTTTTGCTTTTATGTACTCTGATTGTGTGTGCAGGAATATGCCAGAGCCCATTGATTTCCTTTGACGCAGAATCTCTACTTACCTCAATTGCAAACCAGCCAACTACTCCCCAGTCAATAATACACTTCTCAATGATGTCTTCAATTGCTTCCTCTTGCTCCTCATTCGGGTC